AAGTACGAAAAAGCTGTTAAAACCGGAAAGGATTACTACAAAATGGGATACGATCTTGACAAAGCTTACAAAAACGCAACTAAACCAAAACCTGTAAAGAAGGTAACTATAACTGATGAGAATTGAGGAAATAACCGCATTCATTGAAACCTTATTACGTAAGAGATTCCACGATGTTCCTGAGAAACAAAAAATTGATGGAGAGACTGGCCGTAAGCTAAATTTCGCGTGTCCAATTTGCGGAGACTCGGACAAGAAGGTTTCAAAGAAGCGTGGTAACCTCTATTTAGATACTGGGGCTAATAAATGTTTTAATGATGGTTGTATGGCATATATGACCATGGGAGAATTTGTTGCCAGAATGAGTAAGGAACATGGAATCATGCTTCCAAGCTTTATCCTAGATACAGAATACTCACCAGTTGCAAAACCCAAAAAGACAGAGAATCAATTAATTAGATTCTTAACATCCGATACATCAAGTCTTGTTACAATAACTGAAGTAATCAATAGGTTCTCGTTAAAGAGACTTGATATGGTTTCAGAAGAATCTAGAGCGTATCAGTACATAAAGGGCCGAGCGATCAACTTAATTGAAGATTTCGGAGATTGTCTCTATACTGATTCATCCGATAATAAAGTCTATATTTTTAATTTCGATAGAAGATCCGGTAAAATACTAGGATTCTCAATTAGAAGTCTCGATCCAAATTCCGAACGTAAGTACATAATCAAGTCATATTCCGATATTATTCATATCTTCTCTCAGATAGGACTCTCGAAGGATCTGGTGGAAGATGCGAACTTTCTTAATAACTACTTCAATATCTTGAACGTTGACTTCAGCAAGCCAATCAGAATGACTGAGGGTCAATTCGATTCAATGTTCATAACTAACGCGATTGCAACCTCTGGTGCATCTAAAGCCAGAAGTATTTTCTCTAATCTAGGGTCAAAGGGTGCTACTCAAGTTATATTTGACCGAGATAAGGCAGGCAAGACTCAAATGATGAATTTTATCCAGCAAGGATACTCTGTGTTTTTGTGGAATAAAGCAATCGGTGACCTAAAGAGAAAATTTAGTTCTACTGAAGATATGATGGCTCTACAAAAAGTCAAAGATATTAATGACCTTTTCTGTTACATGCATGACAGAAATTCAAATACTTCAATTGAAAGCTTTAATGAATGGATCAATAGTTATTTTAGCGATTCCGTGTTTGACATGGCGTACCTATAAATAACTATATGAAACCGAAAGAGCAGAAGAGCATCAAGACTTTCTTAAAACCGCGAGCTGGAACAATCCGTCAGGGATACTTTAAACCAGCGTTCCCTGAGAAGTACGTTGGCGATACTTCGCAAATAATATTCAGATCAAGCTGGGAATTCAAATTCCTAAAATGGTGTGATCACAGCCCGACTGTTATTAAATACTCAAGCGAACCAGTAGGAATTCCTTACTATTCTCCTCTTGATAAACGCGGACACACATATTATGTTGATTTTTATATCGTAACCAAAGATAGCTCAGGAAAGGAGCAGTCTTGGTTAATTGAGGTAAAGCCTGACAAGTATACCAAACCACCTACTGCCCCAGCAAGAATGACTGACAAGCAAACTGCAAGTTATGTATATGCAGCCAAGCAATACATTGTAAATCAGGCAAAATTTGAAGCAGCTAAAGAGTTCGCTTCAGTAAGAGGTTTAAAATTTGGGATAATAACCGAAAACTTTCTGTTCAAATCAATATAAAAGATATAAATGACGCAATTAGAAACTATACAAGACTTTTATCAAAACGGAACAGACCCGGACTTTAGTCCAAACCCAAATCACGTATTCATAAATATGACTCGTGGTGGAGACCGTACTATTCTGATTCCTGGTCATTTTTATACTCATACTGAACTTGAACCAATTGGGCCAGATCAGGTTCCAACTTGGGACGAATACGAATTACTTAAATATCCTTCCGTAAAAGATGTGGCCCTTGCTGCAAAATATCGAGTAAAGAAGCCGTATTATGATAACCGCCCCATATTTCTAGCATTAAGCCCTGATGGATTGGGCCTAAATGTTAAATTAATGTCCCAACCTCTAAGAAAACGGTTTATTCGGACATACTTAAATAAAATGAGTACTCCATTAGCTAACTGTTTTGAAGACGGCAACCTAATGGAATTTAATAAACGAATCAGGGAACGAGCAGTTGCTCCATTTTTTACGGTCGATACGACATTTATAAAGACCCTACTTGGAATGCCGGACATTAAATTCAATCTTCTGGTGAATAAATACAATAGAGAAAAGATGCGAAACTTAACCCTTATCGACTGGGATACTGTTCCTAACTTACACTTAGCGAACTATTCAACTGACAGGACAATATCGGCTAGATCAAGTTTCTCTCTATTTGAAATAAAATAAACAATTAAATGGCAGGATTTTTAGACAGTAACCCAATGAAAGGGCTTAGATCAAGCTTAACCGCACTAAGTCGATTTGGTATGAAATACGATGACCTTCTTGTGAAGAACTCACAAGCGATAGGTTACATTGAAGGTCAGTTAACGGGTTTCAACAACGCAATGGGAGATGATCTGATGAAGGCTACTCTTGCTCTATCCGATACGACATCCTCATTAAAGAACAAGTCAATCGCGTTCTTTCAATTAGACTATGTTCAGAAAAGAGAGAGACTTAGGGATCTTGCATCAAATGGCGAAATTGAATTCGTTATTGAAACTATTGCAGATGATGCAATTGTATACGATGAAGATAATCGATTCTGTTATCCAAATGACCTAGTTGGAGAAATTAATTACCGAGGAAAGAATAAAGACCAACGTCTTAACTATCAAGAAAAAGTAATTGAGAAGTACCAAGAAAATTTTGCAAAGATCTATAGTGCATGGAGTTTCGACAGAGGAATTTCAGCATGGCAGTACTTTTACCAATGGTTAATTGAAGGTCACTTGGCATTTGAAATCATTTACGACAATATCTCAAATCCAAAAGATATTATTGGATTTAAGGAATTAGATCCATCTACTCTTTATCCTGAAGTAAAAAAAGATTCAGGCGGAAAAATTTATCTGCAATGGTCTCAACGTGATCCCATTAATAAGATGAATCGTACCTTAACTGATTCACAAATTATCTACATTTCATATTCAAATGAATTTAGAACCAAGCGAGTTAGTTTCGTAGAGAGACTACTTCGTTCATTTAACCTACTTCGTTTAATTGAACACTCTAAGATTATTTGGCATACAATGAATGCGCCAATTCGTTTAAAAACAAGCGTACCAGTTGGAACAAAATCAATGCAAAAAGCCAAAGAAGATGTTCGTGAGTTTACCAATACCTTAAAAGAAGATATAACATTCGATGGTAGCTCTGGAGAATTAATGGTTGATGGAAAACCTAATATTCTTTTCTATAAAAACTACGTTCTTCCAGTAAACGATAGAGGCGAGAAAATCGATATTGAAGCACTTGAATATCCAGGCCCAAATTTATCAGGCTCTGAATTATTAAAATACTTTCAAGATAAACTAAAGCTTGACTCTAAACTTCCATATTCACGTTGGTCAGAAGGTCAAGGTGCATACACTATGAATGCGGAAGGTATTTCAAGAGAGGAGATTCGCTACAATAAATTCATCAAGAGATTAAGATCAGCCTTCAAAGAGTTAATCACCAAACCTCTGTATTTGCAAATGTGCTTAGATATTAAGGATTTAAAAACGGATCACCGTTTCTCAAATGCAGTAGGTATGCTATGGCACAATGATAATGTATTCGAGGAGATTAAAACTCAGGAATTACTTAATAAACGTCTTGCTACCCTTAATGCAATGAAAGCGGTAGTGAATGATGATGCTAAACCTTACTTCTCAACCGAATACTTAATTAAAGAATACTTGAAATTAAGTGACGAGGATATTGCTAAAAACCGAAGCTACCAAGCAACTCAAGACAATGATGCTAAAGCTGACGGTGGCGCCGCTGCTGGTGGAGCCGCTGCTGCTGGTGGAGCGCCTGCTGCCCCAGCTGGAGAAGAACCGGCTGGTGGAGAAACCTCATCTGAAGTAGGAACACCAGGACAACTTTAATTTTAGGTATACATGAATCGTAAAGTAACAGTAATAGGTGGGGCCGGATTTATCGGATCTCACCTTGTTAAATCACTCGTAGAGCAAGGGTTCCGAGTAACCGTAATCGATAATCTATCGACCGGTAAGAAAAGCAACATTAAAAACTTAGCGATTGACCTAAGAGTCTACGATATTACAGGGGATCCCAAGAAGATCGCCGCCATCATTAAAGGTTCAGAATGCGTATTCCATTTAGCCGCATTAACTTCTGTCCAGGAGTCATTAGAATCACCTACTCTATATAATTTAGTAAATGTAATAGGAACCTCAAACGTGCTTGAAGCGTGTCGAATCGCTGGTGTATCGGAATTAGTGTTTAGCTCAACTAGTGCAGTATACGGAAACACTGAGTTATTTCCAACTAATGAATCTGTACCGCTTGATCCAATTTCAACCTATGCGTTAACTAAACAGATTGGGGAAAATTATTGCAAATTATATTCTTCAATTTACAGAATAAAAACGACGTGCCTTAGATATTTCAATGTTTACGGTCCAAATTCAAATCCTGACAGTTCATACCGCTCAGTCATTCCAATATTTTTAGAAAAAGCTAAGGCTGGCAAACCTTTACCAATCACAAATGACGGAGAACAGCGAAGAGATTTTATTCACGTATCAGATGTAGTTAGAGCAAATATTGCTGCATTACACTCACCAGCATACAATGCGCTCGCTAACGCTTCAGATAAGTATCACCGAATTATTAATATAGGAAGTGGAGAAAATATCAGCGTAAATCAAATCGCTGAAATGGTTGGCGGAAAAACGGTAAATGTAGGTTTTAGATTAGAGCCGAAGATTAGTTTAGCTGACGTCACTGCCGCTAAATCGTATCTTGATTGGAACCCGTTAATTAAATTAGAAGATTGGCTTAAAGGTCAAACATTGTAGCAAACGCAGACTGTCCGTCTATCTTAATGTCCAAGCCTAATCCTACTTTATATGGATCAGATATATCGTCCATTTTAAATGCATTAGCTGCAATTGAGTAAGGTCGACTGAATAAAACATATTCATTAATTTGATCGTTTGCCTCCTTTTCCATAGCGCTAATGTCTGATTGCTCAAATTCAAAAAGATACTTTTCGGCATTGAATCCAATATCTTCCCCAAGAACTTCACCTGCTCTAGTAAGTAGCGTCATTCTAATTTGTTGAAGAGCATTTTCAATTGAGTCATTTGATTCATAAATACCTTCTTGGTAGTTTGGATCGCCTGGTGCTCGTAAGTATAGGTCTTTTCCTACTGGTTGTGTTGCCATGTCTTAATTACCATCTTGCAAAGTACAAGAAGTCTGGAGTATTTTCGCCTTTCATCATTTCAAGTACTTGAGTAAGCTCATTTTCAGCTTTAGTGACTAGATTTGTGTAGTTAGGTTTGATTCCGCCTGGAAGATTATAATCGAATGTCGTTAACAGATCACCAAGTCTCAATTTAGCCTTTGCTCTTACGTATCTTTGAAACAATTCATCATTATACAGATCATCAGCTGGGATTTTCTTAGCGATCGTTAGAACAATACCGTTTTGTCTAGGGGTTCTTCCGAGTATTGTTAGTTTTCGAGTATTCTTATTGTAGTCGTATGCAAAAGTGTCAATGGTAAAGCCTTTAACTAGGTCAAGAAACGAGAAGATAATCGTTCTGTACATAATAGATTCCCCAATGAATGGTGTTAAAAATACCTCTGACCCAATGAACTTATTATCCGCAAAATCCGCATCCATTGTTCCAAACATTGAGCCTGAAGAATTGGGCTGCTTAACATCATGAACGAAACCTACGCACTCAGGTAACTGAATCGTTCTGTGCTGCTTAAATCCAGTAGACGTAAAAACTTCTTGAGGAATCAGTAAATATCGCGGTTCAACTGCATGTTTCCAGTTATCATAAAAATATCTCTCAGAATTAGTGATGATACGTTTAATCTCTGGTTCTGGAATAGAATAAGGTAGCGCTTTTGCAAACGTTAATTCATCCTGGATGTCTAATATTAACTCGTCTAACGTCATTTCGTTAAGTAATTTTATGCAGTCTTAGTAGCCTTTGCTTTCTGCTCAGCTTGTTGTTCAATCTGCTTGATTTTAGTCAATAGCTGAATCTTTTCTGCATCAGTTGCAGCAGCTGCGACTTGGTCCCTAAGTGCTTTGGTCTGATTAATTATATCGATCTGTGCTTGAGTATCAGCTGAGCTCTCTTGAATAGGAGTTTTAGATACTTTCGTGTAATCAGGCTCAGTTACCTTAACTTGAGATAGATCAGCACTCTTAACTTGATCAATTGTTTTTTCTTTCTTAACTTGATCAGGTTTTGAGGCCGTTGCATGTTTCTTGGGATCGCTTAAGTTAGACCCTTTATGAAAATCGTCGAAGTTTAAAATTTTGTTACTCATAGTAGTTACTTTTTATTATTTATTAGATTCCATATACTCGTTAAATCGTAGGACTTTATAAACTCTAGGATTTGAGCCGATTCTGGATGGAGTCGAATTAGTTGTCATATCTCGCTTAGAATACGGCGCTGTATTCAACCAGTGCTGAGGAAGCCCACCCACAGCCACATTTACTGGAGTAGGTTGAATATTCATATCAGTTCTTTGTTGAAATGAACTGGCTGGTACAGTAATTTCACCAGATGACATTTTATTATTATGTGGATTGTCCATATTGATTATTTATTCACGGCCTAACCTAAATAAAAAAGCTCGGAATGTTCCGAGCTTTAGTTTTATATTTAATTATGAATTTAAGCTTTAGTAAAAATAGCTTTGCCTAATGCTCCGCCTAGTTCAATAACATTACTTCCTTCTTTTTTAACAAGTGCAGCAATTTCGCTTTCATCAAAGTCTTTAGTTTGTCCTTTACTATCAGTTACCGTATAGTAATTTCCCATCCAACCTTCTTTTGGACCGTCTATGTGTTGAATAATGATAGGGCCGCTGTAGATCGGAGACTTCACCGTTACTTTATATGGGGTTTTTCCTACATATACTACGTATTTACTCGCATCTGGTGTTACCCATTTTCCTCCAGCCTTTGGATATTGAATAGCTCTTTCGTTAATCGGCTCTTCCACATCAACCTCAGCCGCTGCTTCCATCATACACTTACTCATGTACGAGCCAACTTCATTTAAGTAATTCTCGTATGTATGGTTAGGATCTGCGTCTTCATCGCACATTTGAGCCTCTTTAATTAGAATTTCTTCGCATACTGATTTAACTGCATTCTGTGCTTCTTCTGACATTGCTGGGCTGTAGCCTTCGGTCATTGGTGACCAACACTCATTAACGAAATTTTCAAATGTGTTAGAAGCTTTACCTTCAGTATCCTCTTTCGACTTATTAAGTAATTTAAAATCGCCTGAATCAATTTTTCCATTTCGATTCTTATCTAAGTTCTTTTGTTTACCTTTAAGTTTTTCGTCAATTTCATCAGATACAACTTCAAGTTCTACTGGAATAGAGTACTCATGATCTCCGTGCATTGCCGTTAGCATGCCGTTACCGTCATAGTCGAATCTAAGCTCAAGCTCTTCACCTGATTTACTTCTAATAACGATCATTGCATGGTCGTCTCCATGATCTCCCAATGAAACTATTTCTACTGGATGCATTTCATCCAAATTTTCATCAGCTACTCTTGGATTAGCGCCAATTGCATCTTCTTTACCTTTCATGAAATTAGGCACTCTGTTTTTACCAAATCTTCCCATTATGTATGGTTATTTTTGATTATTTATCTGCAGACGTTTACTTAAATGATAAGTTTTCTTCTTTGGCTTTATGAGTAATCACCAATTTATCACCATCTTTAATCTTTCCGTCGATAAAGGCCTCTGCTATAAGATCTTCTACGTGATTTTGAATAACTCTCTTTAGTGGACGAGCTCCAAATTTAGGGTCATAGCCATTTTCAATTAAGAATTCTTTTGCCTGTTTAGTCAACTCAACAGTGTATCCATTTTCCTTAACTCTAGCATACAGGTCTAAAAGTTCAATTTCAACGATCTTAGTAATATCTTCTTTCTTAAGAGTCTCGAAGATAATAATATCATCTAGTCGATTGATAAACTCTGGTGCAAACTGCTTACTAACAGCCTTCTTTAGAACGCTTGCTGCGATCTCTTTCTGCTTTTCAAATTGATCAACAGCTGACGAGAATCCAATACCTCCTCCAAAATCTTGCAATTCCTTAACTCCCAAATTAGAAGTCATAATAATCACAGTATTTTTAAAATCTATTTTACGACCAAGCCCATCAGTTAAATGGCCTTCATCCAATACTTGAAGTAGAGTGTGAAAAATATCAGGATGAGCTTTTTCGACCTCGTCCAATAGAACTACTGAATAGGGTTTACGCTTAACTCTCTCAGTAAGCTGACCACCTTCATCGTATCCAACGTATCCTGGAGGAGCTCCTATTAATTTAGTCGACGTAAATTTTTCTCCAAACTCAGTCATGTCTATTCTGATTAACGAGTCCTCTGAGTCGAACATGAATTTTGCAAGCTGCTTTGCCAATTCGGTTTTACCAACACCAGTTGGGCCGAGGAACATGAAAGTCCCAATTGGTCTATTTTTAGACTTAAGCCCTGCTCTTGATCGCTGGATTGCTTTTGTTAATTTGACCACTGCTTCAGGCTGACCGATTACTCGATCCTTTAACCAGCTTGCCATATTAGCAAGTCTTTCAAGCTCAGAACCTTTGAGTCTAGTAATTGGAATTCCAGTAATTGCGGCAACTACTGATGCGATATCTTCTTCTGAAACATTTAGGCGATTCACCTTTAATGATTCTTCCCATTTTGATTTTTCTTCGTCAATTTCTGACATTACCTTAAGTGCTTCGTCTCTCAATTTAGCAGCCGCTTCGTACTGTTGTCCATCTACTGCCTTTTGTTTGCGTTCGCTTACCTCAACTAATTTTACCTCAAGTGACTTAATTTCTTCAGGTACAACTACTCCGTTTATGTGAACTGCTGAGCCAGCTTCGTCCATTAAGTCAATCGCTTTATCCGGTAGAAATCTGTCCTGTAAGTATCGATCACTGTAGGTAACGCAAGCATCAAGTGCTTCGTCAGTGTATCTTACTGAGTGATGGTCTTCGTACTTCTGGCGTATATTCTGGATGATCTGGCGAGCTTGTTCTGGCGTAGATGGATCTACCATCACTTGCTGAAATCTACGATTCAGGGCACCATCTTTTTCAATAGATCCTCTAAATTCGTCAAGCGTTGTTGCACCAATACACTGAATCTGTCCACGAGAAAGTGCAGGTTTCAGGATATTCGCCGCATCCAATGATCCGCTAGCTGAGCCAGCTCCAATTAGGGTATGAATCTCATCTATGAATAGGATAACATGCGGATTTTGTTGAACTTCGTCAATTATTTGTTCCATTCGCTCTTCGAATTGACCTCTGTACTTTGTACCTGCTACTAAATTCGCAAGCTCAAGAGTAACGATCTTTTTATCGAATAGAACTCGTGGACAAGTTTTGTCAATGATCATTTTTGCAAGACCTTCGACGATGGCAGTTTTACCAACTCCAGGCTCTCCAATCAAGAGAGGATTGTTCTTTTTTCTACGTGCGAGTATTTGACTGCAACGCTTTATTTCTTTTTCCCTACCAACGACTGGATCTAACTTTCCCTCAATAGCTAATTGAGTAAGATCTTTCCCGAACGAATCGAGCATTGGAGTTTTTCCGGTTTTGTTGTTTTGTTTTGCCATATACAGTTATTATACTCTTTTTAAGTGTTAATCCCACCAACCTTTCATACCTGATCCATCAAACCAATTGTCCCAAGCTGAATCTTTGTCAGTTGACTTGTCTGCAAACATGGTAAATTGAGTTCGGTTTTGCCCTTGTAAGATGGCCCATAGTTCAGACCATTCAGTATCTTCGATTTCACGTGCTCTATTGAAAACTTTACGATTGTGCTCTTTTTCCTCTGGAGTATCGTTGTCGACTAATTGAGAATATCCAGGTTTGTCTGGAACCGCTTCGAACTCCCATTCATGATGAATAATTTCGCCCAGTTCAGCCTCAGCCATTTCAATATAATTATCTTGATTGTAATTCTTAATAAGTTCAACTGCTCTACGCATCTTAGCAACCTTCTTTAGCCTAGGCCCGTCTACTTCAAGACCTCGCTTCTCAAGATTGTCAGCTATGTGAGTTAACGCAATCTCCATGAACTGTAGAGAGCCATGATGGTCCCACCAGTAATGACCGTTTAGTGCCTTTTTAAAACGCCAAACGTTTTTAACGAAACGCCCGATATCGTACCGAAAAAACGAGTAGAATTTATAAATTTTACTTTCATGCCACCTGAGACGCTTTAAGCTATCTCCGAATGTATCTGCGAATTTTACTTCCATTATTGTATTGAGTCTATTTTTGGGGGTTTAACTGATTCTGTATCGCAATGTGATTTTTTACAAGGTTTAATAAAATATACGGTGTCAGGCTTTACTTCAACCTCAACTCGCTTTTCAACGTAAACTGTGTCAATTTTAGAAGAGCTCGCGAATGGAACTTCTTTAGAGTTTCTTGATCTAGCTAATACAGTTCCAATAGCAACCATTAGTATGATCGTAATAACTGGAGATAGTCCAAGTAGTGATAGTTTTGTGTATTTAGTCATCTAATCTTTGAATTAACGTTTGTAATGAGTGCTTTACATTTTTACTAAAAGTTCTTTCCATCTGCTTTCTACGGTCCTCCACTTCATTTACGAAAGCTGTGTATAATTGACGGTAAGCCTTTTGTGAAAGTTTAATGTTGTATCCAAATACATGATTAATAATAACTAATTCGTATTCTTCTAAGATTAATAGGATGTTATTTGCATCATTTTTTACAAAGTATCGGTTGCTAATTGGACTTATTAGTAATTCGCTGTCCTTTTGTAAAATCATCTTTCTAAAAAGAATTGAGGCATCTCGATCCGATGAATTTTCTTCAGCTCTTATTACATCAAGTGGATTAAATAATCGGGTCATTTTAATACCGACTCTTTGAAAAATGCGCTTAGCTCTATGTTTAATAGCACCGACTCTATCTGAATTGTGTGTTTTCATAAGATTATTATACTACTAATTTATTAACCTAGTCCGTTTACTATATGATTTAACAAATCATCAGCGGTCGCTCTTGATTTAGGAAGCTCATATTCAACAAAATCAGTTGAACATCGACTCTCCTCAACACATTTCCATAAACTTGGAATATCGTAACAAATAGGTGTTCCATCTTTGTCCCATGCTTGATTAGGATCGGCTCCTACTGAACTGTCTCTTTCATAAAGAAACCACGAAATCCAGTCTTCGCCTTCTTCTCCATAATAGGCTCTAAGCAGTAGAGACCGTAATGACGAATATGAATCGCTAAACTCGATTAAATCAACTCCCATTTTGTAC